CATCTGCATATAATCCTACGTATGGGTCTTGATTTTGTGTATTGTTTTCCAATGGTATATCCTCCGTTATTTTAATTATTTATATATTTGAATTTTTTGACATTACAGATTACGTAAGAATTTCTTAAAAAGTATCAGTGTATCTTCTTCCAATTTACGAGCTGGAATCTTTTTAATAGCTTTCTTATATTCATTTACTTCGGATTCTTTAAGAAATCCGTTATCCCACACCCATTGTTTTCCTTCTAATATTCCGTTAACAAATGCATGTGGTGCAGAAGGATCTGCAACAATATCTATTGCAGAAAGCATAAAGTCGTCCTGAACTTCATTTACTTCGTGTATTTTCTTTAAAGATCCCATTCCTCTAGTAGAAACACCAAGTCGTGCTCCTTCATCGATAAGACTCTTTACAATATTACCCATGGGTGTGTTTAATATCTTACCCTTACCGTATACATCATGTCCCTGTTGTCGAAGTTCTGTTATCATGTGCGATACACGATCCAGATTGACTGTAGGACCAGATGGATGATTCAATTCACCAAATGATCTCTTCTCTGCAACAAGTTCTTTATTATATCTAGTACATTCGCCCATTAATATACTGGATGGATACTTTCGACCATTTCGATTAACTGTTTCAGCCTGCATCATTATACCTTCAATGAAGTATGATTTTGCTTTACCATCAACAGCCTCTACAATAAGAGGTTTAACAGTTTCAAAAGATTGTTCTGTTATTAGAAACATTATTTCTTCTTTTTAATAGCAACTGCAATTGCATTTCGACGATTCTCTAAATAATCATCAGATTTATCTGTATCACCATCGTTATCAATATCACCATCTTCTTTTTCACCATCTTCTTTTTCAACTGGATCTAAATGTCCTTTTTTGTGTGCTTCAAACAATGTTGGAGCATATTCCATTAATTTTTCTTCTAACAGAAGTCCAAGTTTCTCATTCATAGATTCTGTGATGAGGTTTTTTGCTTTATTAAATTCTTTAGAAACTATTAGTGATACTATTTGTTGTGATGTTTCGCTCATATGTGTCTCCGATTTATTTATAATATTGCAGATTTCTGTATTGAATTTATTATCTTTTGAATGATACTTGAATTTGATAAAAGTCTTTTAATATCTGAATTTTTATATTTTAGATCATTATTATCTATATAAGATTTAACTATAAAAGCATCTTTTGGAGTAAATATTTTAGTTTCTTTACTCTTAAATCTTATCTTTTTGGTAGACTTCCCTCGAGAAGTTGTGGTCAGAAACCCATAAAAATTATCATCAAAATAATTAAATTTCTCTATATTTTTAGATATTTCTTTTTGTTTCTTCACTTCTTTTTATCTTCTTCTTCACCGTCAGGATTCATTGCTTGTTCTTCCATTTGTCGTTGCATCTGTATTTCTCGTTCTTCTGCCATTTCAGCGTCCATGGTTGCCATTTCTTCATCTGTTTGATTTAATATGGCCTTTCTAATATATTTTATAGAAAAGAACTGTCCTGACATTTGACTGAGTGTACCTAACATATCAACCTTTTCTCTTAAGATTTCGTTATTTTTCAATTCATCAAAATATGAATCTTTATTGAAATCAAATCTTATATCTTGGTTAATATCATCCCAATCCTGTAAAGTCATTATTCCTTTGAGGATGCATTGTTTTTTAAGAATATCCACAAATAGGTATGCGAATTTTCTTCGCATTCTTTCGATATATTTAAAGAACTTGACTTCGTCTCTAGTAATTTCACTGGATCTTCCCATGTTAAACCCGTTCTGAGCATCGAGTCGTGAGAGTGGAACATTGAGTGCTCTAAATAATTTCTTTAGAAGATAATCAATATCTTCGAGCTGTCCAAGATTTTGTCCACCATCTAAGGTTGTGATTTCAGTTCCCTTACCACCATCTCTTCGTGGAATCCAGAAATCTTCTAACATGGAATTATGATTCCAATCATCCTTGATTTCTCCAGTTTTAGAATCATAGGATAATTTATTTCGATAACGAACCATGAGATCTTTCATATATTGTTCTGCTTTTTGCTTTGGCAAATTACCAACGTCTATATAAAATATTCTTCGTTCAGGTGCTCTGGACATTCGGTATATAACAACCGCATCTTCAATTTGTCGAAGCATATTTAGTGGTCTAATTGCTTTATGTAAATGTCCTATAATTTTTTTAGTTGATTGATCTACAATTCCAGAATGAACATAAGTTATACAATCTTTTGATATTTTCAATCCAGTTGTTGTTGTAGGTAATATAGATTCAGAACCAAGGTCAACATAAATGAAATGTTCATCTATATCTTTAACAACATACATTTGTTTTCCGTCTATAGTTTTTAGTTCTTTTTCTACTTTTCTTACTTTAGTTATTTTAGTAGGATCAATTCCACGCAATTCGATGATTCCTTTTTCTGGTCTTTCATTATCGATTATATTATGAAAATACAATCTGCCGTCGATATACCACCTACGAAAATAATCATAACCTTTATTAGTAAAATCTAATAACTTAAGAATATTCTTATATTCTGCATGCATTTTTTGTTTGATATTTGTAGAAAGTTGTACATTAGTCAGATCCAATTTAATGGAAGTACCGTCTTCATCAAACACTATAGATTCGTTTGTAACATCTTCAATAGCCTGATCGACTTCAGGATAAAGCGACATTGATCTATACTGTTGAATAACAGCATTATCATTAGAATATGCCATTCCACCAAAATCATAAACGGAGGCCATAAGACCTCCAGATTCGATTACATAGGTTCCATCATAATTCTCTGGTGGAACAAAAGAAGGAGAAGAAGATAACTCACTACCGGAACTAAATCCTAATGATGGGTTATTATCTTTACCAAACGAAAATCCAAATAGTTCAAATGCCATACTATATGTATACTAATTTTATCCAGATACATTAGAAGATTTTTGATGGAAATCATATGCAAGAGTCAGAGTGAATTCAGCAAAAGAGTCTGCTGCTTCATAATTCAAATCTATTGCACTGATATCAATAGGCCAGCAATTAAATAAGAAAAATGGTTTGTTGTATGTTGCGGCCGCACCACCGACAGTAGTAGCCGACGTGATGTCATCAAATTCAATTTTCCACGCCCCAGCACTTGCAATATTATATTTTTGTACGTGGGTCGCAGGATCATCCCCTAAAGTCATCCAATCTTCAAAATACTTTCTGATATTAACATCAGAAGACGCAGATGAATCATATACCTGTATAGACCATTCTGCAAACTGGCGTTCTCCACTATATTTAACAACACGGCCTTGATAAGAAACAGGAATCATACCAATTGCAGATCCAGGAAATGATGTTGCCTTTGCGTATAATTTAAAATCTTCAAGCTCCGGTTGTCCGTCTGGGCCGCCAGTTGGCTTGATACCAGGTGTAATGATAAACCGATTTGATCTGGTTCCTTTGAACCCCGTTCTAAAAGTTGAAATGTCCATATATTTTTAACTTTCTGTTTTTATGATTCAACGTGATAATCGTATGCAAACGTTAATGTAAATTCAGCAAAAGAGTCTGCTGCTTCATAATTTAAATCAATTGCACTGATATCAATAGGCCAGCAATTATATAATGTCATTGTTTTTTGAAAACTATCGGCTCCTGTATCATCAAATTGAACCGTCCAAGAGGCTGCCGCATTGTCATATTTTTGTTTATGTGTGTTGGCACCATCGGACTTTTCTATCCAGGTCTCAAACAGTTCTCGAAGATTATCTGGACCAGTCGAGTCATATACTTGTATAGACCATTCTGCAAACTGACGTTCTCCTGTAAATTTAACAACACGACCCTGATAAGAAACAGGAATCATACCAATTGCAGATCCGGGAAATGAAACTGATTTAGCATAAAGTTCAAACGCGTTATCAGTAATTTCCGCAATATCATCAGGTACATTACCTGTTATCTTATATCGATTAGATCTAGATCCTTCAAAAGTATCCCGAAATCCTTGAATTGTTGGCATCTTAATTTTCCTTTGTTATATTAAACTGCATCTAACCCTTTAGTAACTGACAATACTATTTCTCGGATCAGTGTTCCAACGTAAATCTGTACCTC